GCCGTTGCCGCCTACCTGTGCAAATACGTCCCATCCAAATGAAGCGCCCGTGTAAACCAGCGTTAAAGCAACCCCAGTTATGTCACCAGTTAGTGTGTCCCCTGCCGTGTTGCCCGCAATTTTAATTAGCGCTGTTGGGTCAATTATTAGATTGTTTGTCCCCCACTGGCTAAAAGCATCCGCCACTATGATTTGATTACCAACGGAGGGGCTTGTAGGCAAGGTGACCGTAAACCCCCCGCCCGTTGTATTGGTCAACACCCCGTCGTTATTTGCGGCTGTGTAGTTGGCCGTCTTGACCGCCGTAAAGGAAATGCCCCCTGCCGCTGGAGCGGTAGACGCCCACGTTGTACCGTTGCTTGTTAGGACGTTGCCTGATGAACTGGGTGCAACAAACAAAGGCGTTGAAGTGCCGTTGCCAAGTATGACGTTGTTAGCTGTGAGGGTTGAAAGACCAGTGCCGCCTTGAGCAACTGTGACATCAGTCACATCATCCAGAAGCCTATTCCAAACACTGCCGTGAGCAAAGAACATTGCTCCATCTGCGTGTGAGTGAGCCAATGCCCCGTGGTAAGAAGATGCGGACGGAAATGCCGCTTGGTTGGCATAGTAGAAAGGAATAACCGATCCGACCTGCGGTGCTGTTATCGCACCATCGTCAGCTATCGTCACCAATGACGTTTGAACTATGTTTCCGGCTGTCGTGTCAAACCGTATGATGGCATTGTCTGTAGGGGAAATAGTTCCCGTCGTATTGCCGTATATAGCCCGTCCGGCGGGGTAGGTTACAAAGACATCTTTGGTGCCCGCAGAAAACGAAAGTGCCGAAGGCTGCGTTCCTGAGCTATTTGATAAGACGGTTGTTCGGGCTAAGGTTGTTCCAGAAGCGGTGTATGTGCCAATGCCCACCTCCCACTCGTTGCCTATTTGGGCTGCGATGGTGTAATAGGTTGTGTTGGCGTTACCAACTACCGCGAACGACTGAAATCCAGTAGTTGCGCCGCCAAGCGTAATAGTCCCCGTACCTGTTGTAGTGGTGGTCTCCTTTACGCGGTCTGCAATAACTATAGCCATATTTATTCCTAATATGTCCCAACTAAAGACCAGTTAGGTGTTTGCGAAGTATCGACCAAAACCCAGTAAACGGACGAAACATTTCCCGCACTTCCGTTTGCTTGAACTCCAATCAAAGCAAATGATTTTAGCGTCCCAACAGTCCCAACATTTCCTGATGCTAAAACCCCTGTTAACGCAAAATCTCTTCCGTAAGATACCGTGTTAACCAGGCCAGACGCAAACACGCCCGATAACGCAACCGTGGTGCTTGGGACAACTACGCCAACTAAGCCTGCTGCCGCATCGTTGGACAGTTCTGGGCCCTGGCTAAAAACTATTGTTCCAACGAGACCCGAAGCCGCAACTCCGGACAGCGCAAATGACGTAGCCCCGCGAGAAACAGTCCCGACTGCCCCGTCCGCAGATACCCCCGTCAGAGGAGTCGATACTAGAGTCTGACTAAGCGCAGAGAATGGAGCTTCTGCAAATGCGGATATGCCAAACATTACGGCCTACACCGTTTCGGTTTAAGTTGTAGCCAAGCGAATCAACGCCGCTGATGTTGTGTTTGCAGGCATTGTGAGTGAGAACGAGCCCGCCGTAACCGTCTGCGAACCAAACGTGTGGACGCTGATGGCCTTGTTACTTTGAGTTGAGTTGTACAACAACACCGTGTCAAATGCTGTTGAGAGCGTCACCGTGGTAAAAGTCAAACTGGCTGAAGGCGTAAAAAACGCCACGCCCGCTGTTGCCGATGTGTTGGTTGACGTTGGCGCTGTTGCGTTTGTTACCGTGATGCCGCCAGCCGTGTAGTTAGTGCCAGACACTTCACCCGTTACCGTGTAAACAGTGGTTGCAGCATTAATTGTTGCCGTCGTCAAATACAAGGCCGCTTTAAGGGTGTCTGTAGTTGGCGAGGTTAGGCTGGTGCGAGAGACAAGCGTTGAAGTGCCAAACTGATGTTGACCAAGCATTAGCTCGCTCATAAACGAAGTGCACATTGATTGGGTATTTGCCATGATATTTCCTTAAAAAGATGCTACCGAGCTATCGAGCGTTACAGGTTTTTTTAATCGAACATGCACGGACCGGTGTACAAGTTCGCTATCCAACCAATACTCCGTCCAAGTGGTGTACTCGTTGTCATTATCCACTGAGCCTTCCCGCTTTTCAAGCAGGGAATCATCCATATCGCCTTTGGTGGTTGTAACAAGCATGTCGGTCCTTATGAAATTCTAATGAGCGCATTGTCTGCATTGTTTGGCGGAAACTGTATTTGAAACTGCTGATTTACCGTTGTCTGATCAAGCCCAAAATTTAACACGCCAACCGATTTATTGCTCTTGGAAGAATTGTAAATCAGCGCCCCACGTGTTGTAAACGACGACCCGTTCCAAGTTGGATTGCTAAAAGACACATACGCAATGTTGCCCGTCAAGGTCACGGTGGCCCCCGTGAGCACCTCGCCCCCTGCTGTGTAGGCCGTTCCAGATGCTTCATCGGAGGCACTGTACACAGTGGTGCTTGCATCTAGCGTAGCTGAGGATGTGTACAAAGCAATCTTTATCGTATCCACGGTAAAGTCATGCACTGCTAACAAAAGCTGCTGTTTAAAACTGTTGGTCAATCCGGCGGTAATCATGGGTTACCTCACAGGCAGTTTGACTTGGCCGTCTTGGTAGGCATCGCCTCGTTGTTTAGCATCGCCCAAGTTCTTCAACAAACCGAGCGCTTCTTTGTATTTCCCGTCGTACAACGCCAGCATGTCGGCTTCACCCTTCATGTAGGTGTACGCCTCAACCAGCGAGCCATACAAAAGCACCGTGTCAAAGTTGTCGCCAAGCCAGGAAGTGCCTGCCGTAACAATAGACTCGGGGTAGTAATAAAAATGCAATTCCGCTTTGTAATCGGCATTTGGAGTGGGTCCTAAAATAAATACCAACTCATTGACATTGCTGCTGCTAGGACCAAAAATAGCATAGTGCTTAGGCGTAGCACGTTGTGAGGGGTTTGGATACGTTTCACGAATAAAATTGACATCACGATTTAACAAATAAATGTAGTTGCCTTGAAACGTTACAGTGCCTGCCACTGTTCCTGTATTGGCAATCGTAAGCGTAACCGTAGTTCCGACAATTGTAGAAACAACTGCCCCAGTTGCAATTCCGGTTCCGGAAACAAACATCCCTGCCACAATGTCCGTGGCGCTAGACACCACAATTGTTAAAGCTGCTGCTATTCCGGTTGCAGTTGGAGTTGGCAAAGCATACAACGCCAACGAGTAGGTAGAAAGAAAATCGTCAGGGCAAAGCAAATACTTGTTTCCTGCCTGCACAGTTCCCGTCATGTTCTTGCGCAGATTGGCAACCTGAACAGTGTTGTCAACCCGTTGTTCTGCTTGTTTTACAAAAACAGGGATTTGCGCTATGAAATCCGTATCGGTGTTATTGGTGTACGCTTGAATAGCAGCAGTTAATTGAGTGTAGTTCATGTGATGCTCGTCGTAACCGTTCCAAGCATAGCGCCAGCTACTAAAGGTCTTGCAAGTGGCATGGGCTGCATGCCAATGCTTGCAAAAGAAGAATCTCCAGCGTCCCCTACATAAACGTTAACGCCCAGGCGTGATTCTGGACGTGGCTCCAACAAAGCCTGGGGCTCGTTTAGCGTGCGCTTAGGTTCAAGCTGCGGATGTTTAGGCTCATAGCACTCGTCGCAAACCTTAAACCCAGTCCACTCTTTTTTGAGATCGTTGAGCTTAAATTGCTGGCCGCACTGATCACACAGAGCAAGTCCAAACTTCCCAGACGTGTAACCAGCCATCAGTAACTCTCCCCGTAGGTAGGTACTGCAAAATAACTGGACCGCTCTCTGTCTTCTGACGCTGCCCGGGCAAACTCTTCTTCATAAAACTGCTTGAGCATCCCAATGCGGTCCGGAGCTTTTTTAACAGCCAAATAGTACGACAAGCCTGCAGTCAGGCAAGGCAAAAATCTAAAGGAAATGTCCGCTGTGTTGGTGACTGCACCAGTTTCTTGTATACGACGAATAGCGTAGTATCTAAATATGTATGCTTGCGTTGCATCGGGCGCGGGATACAGAAACAACTTTGCGGGCACTGTGCGCTGCACGTAAAACTGGGCAGGACGCGAAGTGGTCAACTTGTTGGGCACGTGCAAGTATTCAGCGCTGCCAATCCGGTCAATCGTAATATCCTGCTGAGTAGACTGGCCAGAATTGGTACGTATCACCGCCGACAAAGCATCCACCGTATCGTCCGGCAACGAGTACTCAGCCGTGCCAGCAACCAAGACCACCTGCCGCTGCTCAATCGTGTACAGATTTAATCCGCGATTGGCCCACTCAGCAAACATCAAGTTTAAAGAGCGGCGTGCAGATAAAACGTCGTACCCA